CTAAACCTAAATGGGGGCTTCGGCCCTCATTTTTAAAGGAACAATTATGCCTACAAACACTAAACCTATCGGCGTTGCTTATGAAGATCAGCAACTAGACGGCGCAATCATGGGTAAAACTGGTGGAACTGCTGGTTTTTTTGGTTCTACACCGACAACTAAACCAGCCGCTAACACTGCTGCGCTGACCACAATCACGTCTACTGCACCTGGCACGCCAGACTATGCAATTCAAGACCTGACTCAAACCACTCCTTTTGGTTTTGTTACCAAAGATGAGGGTAATTCAGTTCTGGCGGTGATTGCAAATTTGCAAGCCCGTGTGGGACAGTTGGAAACTAAACTACAAGCTCTTGGCTTGTTGGCTTAAACTAAATGGGGGCTAATCACCCCCATTCTTAAATTATGATCATTTATCTTGAACATCCCGAACATGGGGCCAAAGTGGCGACTATGGATTTAGAGGCTGAGATGGATGAAAGAAATGGCTGGACTCGCTATAATCCAGACACGCCTTCTGAACTTGACGAAGCGGCTCCTGTGAACGTGCTGGAAGTTAAACGCCGTAGAAAAACCACTGCTGAGGTTTAAAAATGACAACGTACACCGCTGGCCAACAAATCGAACGCGCTCTTAGGCTTCTCGGTGTGCTTGCTGAAGGTGAGACACCCTCTGCGGCCACGTCTCAAGACGCCTTGATGGCGCTCAATCAAATGATTGACTCGTGGAATACAGAGCGTTTGGCTGTTTTTTCCACGCAAGATCAAATCTTCACATGGCCTGCCAGTGCGATTAGCCGCACTCTTGGCCCGACTGGTGATTTTGTCGGCCTTCGCCCCATTTTGCTTGACGATGCTACATATTTCAAAGCGCCCAATGGCGTGTCGTATGGCATCAAGATGATTAACCAACAGCAGTACAACGGTATTGCTGTTAAGACCGTGACTTCTACTTACCCACAAGTTATGTGGGTAAACATGACGTTTCCCGATATTGAGATATATCTCTATCCAAGGCCAACGCAAAACTTAGAGTTTCACTTTGTATCGGTTGAAGAACTAAATCGCCCCGCCGATTTGTCTACGGTGTTGTACTATCCACCAGGCTATCTGCGTGCGTTTACATACAACTTGGCTATGGAGTTTGCCCCTGAGTTTGGTGTTGAACCAAGCCCACAAGTGCAACGCATTGCGATGACTTCAAAGCGTGACTTGAAACGCATCAACAACCCAGATGACGTGATGGCACTGCCTTATGCTTTGGTGGCCAACCGCCAGCGTTTCAACATCTATGCCGGTAACTACTAATGAAGACGCCGATTCTAGGCTCTACTTATGTGACCCGCAGTGTGAACGCTGCGGATGCACGCATGGTCAATCTGTTTCCAGAAATTGTTCCAGAAGCAGGCAAGGAACCAGCCTTTTTGAACCGCGCACCAGGCTTGAACTTACTGAACACTATTGGAAACGGCCCGATTCGCGGTCTTTGGGCTTTCTCCTCAGATGACGGCGTTGGCTTTGTTGTCTCTGGCACACAGCTTTACAAGATCAACAATGCTTACGTTGCTACGTTAATCGGCACAGTGGCTGGCACTGGCCCTGTCAGTTTGGCTGACAACGGCACTCAGTTGTTTATTGCGGCCAATGGCCCCAGCTACATTTACAACAACACCACAAACGCTTTTGGCCAGATCACCGATCCTGACTTTCCAGGCGCAGTGACTGTCTGCTATTTGGACGGCTACTTTGTGTTTAATCAGCCCAACAGCCAGTTGCTGTGGGTGACTCAGTTGCTAGACGGCACATCCATTGACCCACTCGACTTTGCAAGCACTGAAGGCTCTCCAGACGGCCTGATTGCCGTGGCGTCCAACTTCCGCGAGGTGTGGGCGTTTGGTACTAACTCAATTGAGGTCTGGTACGATTCTGGCGCAACAGACTTCCCTTTACAACGCATCCAAGGCGCGTTTAACGAATTAGGTTGTGCTGCCCCTTACTCTGTGGCCAAGATGGACAATGGCCTGTTCTGGCTTGGCCGTGACCGCCGTGGCCAAGGTATTGTTTACCGCGCCAATGGTTACACTGGCGTGCGTATTTCAACCCACGCTGTTGAATGGCAGATTCAGCAGTATGCCGACATGTCGGACGCTATTGCGTACACATATCAGCAAGACGGCCATAGCTTCTATGTACTGATTTTCCCTAGTGCTAACACCACTTGGGTTTATGATGCGGCCACACAAGCCTGGCATGAGCGTGCAGGCTTTGTTGACGGCTACTTTACCCGTCACCGCAGTAATTGCCAAATGTCGTTTAACAACAAGATTGTTGTTGGCGACTTTGAAAACGGCAACATTTACTCGTTTGATTTAAATGATTTTAGCGACAACGGTAGCATCCAAAAGTGGTTGCGCTCTTGGCGTGCTTTGCCTACTGGCCAAAACAATTTGCACCGCACAGCCCAACACATGATGCAACTTGATTGCGAGTCTGGCGTGGGCATTAACTTAGGCCAAGGCGAAGATCCTCAAGTTATGTTGCGCTTCTCAGATGATGGCGGCCACACATGGTCAAATGAACATTGGGCATCTATGGGCAAGATTGGCCAGTATTACAAGCGCGTAATTTGGCGGCGTCTTGGCATGACCACCAAGTTGCGTGACCGAGTTTATGAAATATCTGGCACTGACCCTGTGAAAATTGCAATCATGGGCGCAGAACTTATTCTGAGTCCAACGAATGCCTAGCCCTAACGCAACGCCAACGCCGATCACGCCACCGCGAGTGCCGCTGATTGACCCGCGCACGGGCTTCATTGACCGTGCGTGGTATTTGTTTTTCTTGTCGCTGAACCAAATTGCCACAGGCGTTGTTGACAATGTTAACCTTGGCACTGACTCAATATCTTTGATTGCGGCTTACGATCAGGCTTTGATGTTGGTCAACCAAGAGTTGCAAACCCTGCCCCCCGTAGTTACCCTAACAGCGCCTGACGTGTTGGGCGACTGCTGCTCGGCCTTGGTGTCTCAAATGGCTGAAATGCAAAAGCAAGTTGAGGCTTTGCAAGTCCAACCGATTGTTGACACCGCCGCTATTACTGCGGCGATTAACGCCGCATCATCAGCGCCAGTCACCAAAACTGCTGACTTTACAGTAGCTGACAATGAGACTTGGATTATCAATAACAAGTCTGGCTCGACTTGTACGGCGACTTTGCCAGCCGCCTCGTCATGGACTGGCCGCACTTTGACATTTAAGAACATGCAAGCCCAAACATTGGTGTCAGCTTCAAGTAATGTTGTACCAATTGACAGCACGACTGCTGGCACTTCAATTCTCTTGGCAGTTGTAGGAAATTGGGCGACAATGGTGTCTGACGGCACAAACTGGATCATTATGCAACAGGCCGCTAATAACTGCCTCTTATTGGAGTAAATCATGACAGTCACCGTAAAAGTATTAGTACCGGCAAAGTTTGCCGAAGCAACCCAAGTTACCCAGTACACAGCGACTGGCGTTACCGCCATCATCGACAAGTTCACCGCAACCAACATCAGCGGCTCTGCCGCCACAATCAGCGTAAACTTGGTAACAGTATCTGGTTCTGCCGGTAATACCAACTTGATCACCAAAACCAAAACTTTGCAGGCATCTGAAGTCTACACATTCCCTGAATTGGTTGGCCAAGTTCTTGGCGTTGGCGACTTTATTAGTACAATTGCAGGCACAGCCAGCGCAATCAACATTCGCGTTTCTGGACGTGAGGTGACCTAATGACAACCCAATTGGTAGATGATCGTGAGACAGCGCTTCGCGTTGGTTACGAAGCTACCGATTGGAACGTGCCAGTATCGTTTGAGGACTATCGCGCATCGGTAAAAGATTGGATAATCAAGGCCATCAAACGAGACGATAAAGTTATTGGCGCGATGTATCGTAAAGATGATGAGTTACATGTTTCCATTCTTCCTGAATGGCGGCGTGTTTGGGTTACAAAAGGTTTGCTAAAACAACTTTTTAGCGGGCCAAAAGTAACCACAAAAGTTACGCACGGGCATGATTACATGTACGATATATTGAAACGGCTTGGCTTTAAAGAAACTGACGGCGGCATGCTAGTCAAGGAGAATTGAAATGGGTATTGAAACAGCAATTTTAGGCAGCGCCGTATTGGGTGCTTACGGCGCTAATAAAGCGTCTAAAACACAATCGCAAGCAGCTACTCAAGCCGCCGATGTGCAAAGAAGTCAATTTGAACAAACACGCGAAGACCAAGCGCCCTATCGTGAGGCTGGCTATAACGCATTAGCTGAAATGCAACGCACGGCTGGCAATGTGCCTGGCGCATTTAGGTTTGGCGCAGGCGACTATCAAGCTGACCCAGGCTACGCTTTCCGTTTGTCTGAAGGCCAAAAAGCGCTTGACCGTCAAGCCGCAGCCCGTGGCGGCTTGATTTCTGGCGGCGCTTTAAAAGCAGCACAACGCTACGGTCAAGAGATGGGATCACAGGAATTTGGCAACGCATACAACCGTGCTTTAACTGGCTACAACACTGACGTGGCACGTGAGAACCAGTTGTACAACCGTCAAGCAGGGTTGGCAGGCATTGGACAGACCGCCACTAATCTAGTCGGCACAGCTGGTCAAAATTATACTACTAATGTAGGTAATTTAATGACCAGCGGCGCGGCGGCTAATGCGGCTGGCCAAGTTGGTATGGCCAACGCTGTTACGGGTGGTTTAGGCACTTACTTAAATTACAGTCAAAATAATGCTTTACTTAACGCGTTACAAAAAAATCGTGGGTATCCTTCTGGATACGGCGGTTTATTAGATTGAAGTAAGGAACAAACATGGCGCTCGATCCAAACATTGCTCTCAACATTAGACCTCTTGAAGTTCCAAATCAGTTGGCACAGTATGGCCAACTTGCAGCTATTCAAAACGCGCAAAATCAAAACGCTTTGGCGCAATACCAGTTAAGTTCTGCACAACGCCAAGATTTGGCGCAAAATGCTTTGTCTGAAGCATATAGAAAATCACTTAGCCCTGAAACTGGCGCTATTGATAGCCAAGCGTTAATAAGAAATTTGGCTGCTTCTAATGCTGCGCATTTAATCCCTGATGTTCAAACCAAATTATTGGCAACCGAAAAAGAACGAGGGCTAATTAAAAAAACTGGTGTTGAAACAGAAGAAAAAGAATTTAAACTTAAAAACGATAAACTTAATTTTGCTTGGAATGCTGTTGGATCTGCTTCAACACCTCAAGATGCTATTCAAAAAATTAGCGAAGGTGTAAAAAACGGTATTTTTGACATGAAGGGTGCATCAACAGACATTCAGCAACTTCAAAACATGACACCTGAACAGTATCAACAATACAGAGTTCAGAAAGTTATGGGCATTTTGGATGCCAAAGACAAACTTGGTTTCATGTTGCCTAAAGTTGCTCGTCAAGATGTTGGTGGCCAGATTGTTAGCATTCAAGACAATCCTGCGTTGCCTGGTTACGGTCAGCCAATTGCTGGTGGCGCTATAGCTAAAACGCCAACATTTGCCGATATAACTGGCCAAGGTCAACTTAATTTGGCAAAAGCTAAGTTTGCGTTTGAGCAGGCCAATCCCACAATGTCAATCCAAGAAGATCCAAGTGGTTTGTTGGCGGTCAATACAAGAACTGGCGTGGCCACTCCTGTGGTGTATGGCCCAACTGGCTTCCAAGCTGCACCCGCAGCCGCACCAGGCGCAAGCATGATGCGTCAGCCACCAGCTGCATTGCCTGGTCAACGTGCCGCTGCCATTCCAGGCATGACTAGTGTGCTTGATCAAACTGCGGCGCCTGCGGCCATGCCTGTGCCTACCGAGGTTGGTGGAAGAATGCCTGGTATGCCTGTAGGTGGCAAACCTAAAGAAGCGCCTGCTAAATTTAATGAAACAGACATGCAATTGGCTGGCTTGGCTGGTTCACTTAAAGACTTTAAAGATGAAGTCGGTAAAAATTTATTTACAGGCGCTAAATTTCTTCCATCTGGTTCAGACACAGCCAGAATGCAGGCTAAATACACAGCACTGTTAATGGGTGTCAAAGATTTGTACACACTTGGTGCATTGACTGGCCCTGACATGTCAATTATTGAGTCGCAAATTACTAATCCTGCTTCATGGTCTGGCAAATTCACAACCAAAAAAGGTTTTGAAGAACAAACTAAAGTAATTGAGGATATGTTGAAACGCAGTTCAATAAATCTTGAAAATACTTATAACCGTGTGCCTAAAGCATCAAAGAAAGCGCTTGAAGGTTTGCCAGGCGGTGCGGATGGTGGCATATCAGGTGCAACGACAAATGATCCATTGGGGCTTTTGAAAGGCAAACCATAATGGCCACACTTGCAGAATTCCGCGCCCAGTATCCACAATACGATGCCGTGCCAGATATTCAGCTGGCCGACTCTTTGCATGAAAAATTTTATGCAAAGATGCC